CCGGCTTATGGGCTAGTAAAAAGCGTATTATGCTACAAAAGGTAGCGGAAGCCTTGGCGCTCCGTAAAGCCTTTGCGCAAGACTTAAGCGGTCTTTATACTTCGGAGGAAATGCCGCCGGTAGAAGATAGTATCGCTCCTCCTTCTTACATTAAATCGCACGATAACGCGGAAGATTTGGAAATGGCTATCGATAATTGCGAGACTAGAAAAGAATTATTAGCGTTATATCAATTAAATAAAGTAATAGTCGAAGATTTACAAATGACTGTTTTATTTGCTGACAAGAAAAAATCCCTTAAATAATGAACGAAATAACCCTAGGCCAATTAGCGCCAACGAAAACCGAAATAGATCAAATAACGGAAACTATTAGACTTGAACTAGAGGACGGTCGTATTAATCCGGAGTTTGTAGCCGTTAAGATAGCGGCTATCGAAAACTTTGCCAAGGCTTTAAGAGTAAAGTCCGAGGAGTATATTATCGACTTTCTAAGTAAATGCCCTAAAGGGACCTACGATTACTTAGGGGCTAAGATTTCGCTAAAAGATTCGCAGACTTACGACTATGGAGCCTACTCCGAAAGGTGGGCCGAACTAGAAGCGCAGATCCAAATATTAAAAGCCGAGCAAAAAGAAATAGAGGAAACCGGCAAGAAATTTGAGCGCGGAGTAATACCTCTAAAGTCTTATAAACAAACTTATTCATTAACTTTAACTAAATAATTTTATGATCGTAATTAATGTAGAACGCGATAAAATAGCTTGGACTCCGGTCCAAACTAAAAACGGATTAAAACACTACGGAAACTTAGCTATCGACCTATTAAAAGAAAAGGACGAGAAGGATAACACTCACTCCGTATGGAATAATCAATCCAAAGAGGACCGCGCAGAAAAAAAGAAAAAAGAGTACGTCGGTCGCGGTAAGGAAATTAAGTTTAATCCGGAGGCTAAAAAGGAATACAGTAATAACCAACAAATAGACGATTTACCCTTTTAAAATAATAACGTTATGAAGACTTTATTTGACGAAATAGAGACGGAAGATTTTAAATGGTTTAATGAATATCATAAACAAAACCCGCAGATTTACGAGTACTTTAAGCGTTATACGTTTAAGTCAATCGAGCGAGGATTTAAGAACTTATCCGCAGAATTTATCTTTAATATTATTAGGTGGGAAACTCCGGTAAAAGCAAACGGAGACGACTTTAAGGTTAACAATAACGCCAAGCCGTTTTACTCCCGTTTATTTATGAAGGAGTACCCTACTTACGAAGGATTCTTTAGAAAACGAGCAAGTAAAGCGGACGAAGTTTATATTTAATTACTTATATTTGTATTAGGTGTCGGATACCTATTTAAAACTTATTGGCCTTGATACGAACCCCTAATCCGACTAGGGGGGAGTAGATAGGCCACTTTTATTTTATGGCAAAAGATCCCGCTTTTTTGTTTTATAGTAGCGATTTCTTGAACGGTGTCTCCGATCTAACAATGGAGGAACGAGGACAGTATATTACTTTACTTTGTTTACAACATCAAAAAGGAAGTCTAAGCGAAAAAACCGTTAGGTTAACCGTAGGTTCCGTTTCGGTTGACGTTATGCGTAAATTTGAGAAGGACGAACAAGGAAATTATTTTCAGTCTAGGCTAAAGGAGGAAATAGAAAAAAGGGTAAATTTTACCGAAAGCCGTAGAAACAACGGGTTTAAGGGAGGTAGGCCAAAAGCTAGTGAGAAACCTAGTGGTTATCCTACGCCTAACCTTATGGAGAATGTAAATATAAATGAAAATGAAGATAAAAATATAAATATAGATTTTGACTTTTTTTGGAATGATTACGACAAAAAGGTAGGCGATAAGCAAAAACTAAAAAATAAGTGGAATAAATTATCGGATAAGGACCGTAACGATATAATGAATTATTTACCTTTATACATAGAGGCAGTCCCCGACAAACAGTTCCGCAAAAACCCCGAAACATTTTTAAATAATAAATCTTGGCTAGATGAAATCGTTAAACGAACTACTCCCGACTACAATAAACAATCTTACGCCGAGCGTGAGTTTGCCAAACTTAAGAGTCTCTAACGCTCTAGAAAAACACGAACTAAAAGTAATAGACGCGCTCCAAACTATGCCGGTAGGCCGTTGCTCTAGGATCGAAGTAAAAGAACACTTAAAAACTTGTCTTCATTTTAGCGGGTGTACTATCCCGACTCCGGAAGAGTTCGAGTTTATGGTAACTTTTGTAATAGATAACTATAAACGTTTTTGTCTAAAAGAGTTAGGTTGCGCCTTTGAAATGTACGCCCTAAATAAGATAGACGTAGACAAGGCTATTAAGTTTACTCCTAAGTTTGTAGGGGAGGTTTTAAGCGCTTACGAAAAAATCGCTATTAAGGTTCGTAGGAGCGTCGTAGTCGAGTTACCGGAGCCAAAGCCTAGAGAAGTATCGGAAGAGGAAATATTAGCCTCAAATCAAGAATTTTGGGCCGACTCAAAAAGTAAGGACTTTAGGTTCCTAAATGCTAAAGCCTTCGACATACTTTGGAAACAAAGACAGTTAAACGCTACGATCATAAACAAAGCTAAAGCCGAGGCCATAAAAAGTAAAGTTCTAGCTTACTATCGTACTAGAATAAAAAACAAGGAAGACGAAGAGACATTAAAAAACGAAGACTTTGTTAGGGATCAATGCAAGAAATATACTTTAATGCTATTTTATAACAATCAATTATAACCAATGATAAAAGCGACAGTTATTTTTATTCTACAAATGATCTATTTTTTACTTATTTCGGTCCCATTAGCTTTAATACTTTTAGTAACTGTAAACGTACTCTTCGAGGCTAAAAGGTTAATTTATAAAAATAAATCCTAAATTTGGTTAATGACATTGAAGCCGTTACCAAAAGTACTAGAGCAAACTCAAAAGGTTTTTAACGCTTATGTTCGTAAAAGGGACGAAGACGAAACTTGTATTTCTTGCGGATCTAACTCGGCCAATCAAGCCGGACACTATTTCCCCGTTAAAGGATTCTCTTCGCTTAGATACAACGAACTAAACGTTAATATTCAATGCGCGTCTTGCAATATGTATAAACACGGCAACCAAGCTATGTATAGAATAGGATTAGTAAGAAAAATAGGCGAAGAGGCAGTAAAGAACCTAGAACGAGAAGCCGTAAACGATAGAGTCAAGAAATGGACGAGGCCCGAACTGTACGAAATAATAAATAAATATAAAAATGGCGAAACTAAGTAACTCCGGTAAAGTAACCTTCGGCCAAAGAAAAGGCGGCAAGGCTAGAAAAACTAAAGGACCTAAAGACAAACCGACTAAAGCCTATAAAGGCCAAGGCAAATAAAATTATTATGAATATAAACGAAATACGACCTAACCCGTCTAATCCCCGTTACATAAAGGACGATAAGTTTAAGCAACTAGTAGAGTCTATTAGATCCTTCCCCCAAATGCTAGAATTACGTCCCCTAGTAATCGACGAGAATAATATAGTTCTCGGCGGGAATATGCGTCTAAGGGCTTGCATAGAAGCGGGCCTTTTAGACGTTCCCGTTAAGCAAGTAATGAACTTTACCAAAGAACAAAAGGAAGAGTTTATTATCAAAGATAACCTAGCCTTCGGCGAGTGGGATTGGGACACTCTAGCGAATGAATGGTCCGTTTCTGCCCTCGTAGAATGGGGAGTAGATTTACCTACCTTTGACAAAGAAGTACCGGAACCAAAAGACGAAACAAACGTTAAGGAACCGATAACTTGCCCGAACTGCGGGTTTAATCTTTAACTTTGCGCTATGACAAATAATGACATATTAAAAAAGAATATGATAGAAGCCCTAGAAAAGTCTCTAGGAATAGTTACTACGGCTTGCCGAATGGTAGGAATATCTAGAGAAACTCACTATCGTTGGCTAAGAGAAGACGAGACTTATAAAGAGTCAGTAGAAAGCATAGCAGATATAGCCTTAGACTTTGTAGAAAGTAAACTACATAAACAAATTGAGGAAGGCGAAGTTTCGTCTACTATCTTTTATCTAAAGACAAAAGGTAAGAAGAGAGGATTTGTAGAGAAACAAGAAATAGAGCATAGCGGAAATATGCAAGTAACTTGGAACGAAGAGAAGACTTACGAAACTAAAACGGGTTCCTTATAATCCTAATATGAAGCTAACAGTAAAGCAAACAATCGCTTTAGACTATTTAGAGGACGACATAACAAACGAAGTACTATTCGGCGGAGGAGCCGGAGGCGGCAAGACTGCGCTTGGGTGTTATTTCCAAATTAAACGCAGATTAAAATATCCGGAGACTAGAGGCCTTATAGGTCGAGCGGTACTAAAGACACTTAAAGAAACTACCTTAGTTTCCTTTTTTCAAGTAGCTAAAATACAAGGTTTACTAGCCGGTCAGCATTATAGGTATAACGGACAATCAAATCAAATAGAGTTCTTTAATGGTTCCGTAATCTTACTAAAGGATTTATTCCAATACCCTAGCGATCCAAACTTTGACGAATTAGGATCGTTAGAAATTACCGATTCATTTATAGACGAGGCTAATCAAGTAACCGATAAGGCAAAGAATATCGTTAAGTCTAGAATTCGTTTTAGGCTAGACGATTACAACTTAATCCCGAAACAGTTATACACTTGTAACCCCGCTAAGAATTGGACCTACTCGGAGTTCTATAAGCCGGACCGAGACAACGAACTAGAACCAAATAAAAAGTTTATTCAATCTTTAGTAGACGATAATCCCTTTATTTCTAAACACTATAAACAAAACTTATTAACTTTAGACAAAGAGAGTAAGGAGCGTTTACTATTCGGGAATTGGGAATACTTATCCGATCCTTCAAGCCTTATAGACTATGACAAGATTATTAATAGTTTTAGTAACACTTTTATCGCTAGTGGTAGCCCTTATATTACTTGCGACGTTGCTCGTTTCGGCAACGATAGCACCGTTATTGGCGTATGGAGTGGGTATAGGGTTAAGGTTTATAGATATTCTAAAAAGTCGATAGTAGAAGTATCGCAGATCGTTAGACAATTAATGGCCGAGAACTCGGTCCCTATTTCTAACGTACTTTTGGACGAAGACGGCGTAGGCGGGGGGGCGGTCGATATATTAGCTTGCAAAGGATTTGTAAATAATAGTTCTCCTCTAGAAAACCCAATAAGCCGAACAAAGGATAATTTCGACAACTTAAAAAGCCAATGTTATTTTAAGTTAGCCGAGAAGATTAATAGCGACGAAATATTTATAGATTGCCCTACTAACTTTAAGCAAATGATAGTAGAAGAGTTAGAACAAGTAAAGCAAAAGTCCGTAGATAACGACGCTAAAAAAGGGATTATCCCAAAAGATAAGGTTAAAGAAAAAATAGGTAGGTCTCCGGATTTCTCGGATATGCTAGCTATGAGAATGTGGTTTGAGTTTAAGCCGAAGTTCGTCGTCGGCGTTTGGTAATTAAAATTTGTTAACTTTGAATAAATATTCTATTATGGGGTTATTTGATATATTCACGAATAAGAAGACACTAGACACAGTTCTACCTCCAAATTTTAATACTGCGCAACAAATAGCGATCCAAAGAGGTATCGTTACTTGGCAAGGAGGAAACCAACAAGCCTTTGTTAGAGACGGCTATCAAGCTAACGACATAGTTTACTCGATCATTAAACTAATAACGGACAAAGCAAAGCTAGCGCCGTTCCACGTTTATAGAGTAGTAGACGAAGTTTCCTCTAAGCGTTATAAGGCTTTAATGAAACAACCGGATAAAATAACTAATTGGCAAGAAGTAGCGGAACTTCATACTAAAGCCTACGAAATGTATACCGGAGACGCACGTCTAAACGAGTTACTAAAATATCCTAACGAGGAAGATACTTTCGCGGATTTAGTAGAACAATATTGCGGATTTAAGTTAATGATAGGTAATACTTTTTTATACGCCAAGCTAATAGAAAGCGGAAACAATCAAAGTAAGCCTTACGA